CTCCCAATGAAAATCGGGCACAGACTTGGCAAATACCAGTCCCATCCAGCCTGAATCCTCATTCGGCCAGTTCGACTCTAGAGAGTGCTTTCCGTCCCACGGCATCAAAGCACCTTCCATGCGCTCTCCGAGCAGCTCATGGGCAGCACGCACAATGGCCCCGATCACTGGTGAGTTACGGTCCATTCGGTAATATCCCGAGGCGCGCTCAGCGAACCTCTCCAGTGGATACGGGAGAGTCGCAGGTCCCACCCAGAGCTTCGAAAGCAGTCGGGATGGGTTGGCCATGGAGTTGGCATCTCCATTCCAAACGTCGGGTCCAAACCAGCGGTTGAGGAAATTGACCCCAGCCTCCCCTCGACGTACGACCTCAATCTCATAGTCCTGGCCCATCAACTTCGCGCTCTCTTTCAGCGCGTTCACGTTAATGGCGCCTTCCAGGCTATCATCTCCTCCATAGATGCCCAGCTTGGCCCACGCCAAGTCTGGGGAATACTTTGTGCCTCCAATCATGGTGATTCTACACGCGCAGTATCCAATGAAGGCGCTAAGTATCGAGTTGAAGTCAGAAGTCTCGAGCGATCCACTCCCACGGCCATAGCCCGTGAAATAGCGGCGCCCCTCGGTAGTAACACCCGGCAGGGCAATCTGAGCATCCATCTTCTCAGTCAGGTCGGCATGGTACTGACGTTGGAAGAAGCGGAGCATCACGATTCGCTCGAGAATGCGCGCACGGCGTTTGACGTGACCATCAAACCTAGAACCGTCGGCAAGTGCTGAGTGGGCCTCCGTCGCCAGGACGTCACAGACCCTCTGGGCACACTCAGCGGGCGTCTTGGCGAAAGCATACCACTGCTGATTCGCCATGACTTCCCCATGGAACGCGTACATGTAACACGAGTACGCAAGTTTCTCAGGCATTTGGGAGATGTTGCGAGGATCGCTGGGCTTGACAGCGGGCTCTTTCTTAACGAATGCCTTCACAACCTTCTTGACTGCCGGCCCGGTCACACCAGCTTCGTCAAGGATCGCCCTTTGGGACGGGCGGTCCTGTTTCTCATGCACTGCATCATGGTCAACAGGAACCCCAACATGCGGAAAGGGGATGAGCCTCTCCGCAAACTCGACCATGTAACCGGCCAAGGTGGGGGGTACGGGCTGTTCCTTCTCGATTGCCTCACCTTTCGAGTGGAACTGCTCAACGCGCCCTACAATGCATCGGTCATCGGAAGCTAGACACTGAGCATACGCGTAGGAGGGGCCAATCAACGGGCTCCCAAACCCCTTCAACGGAACGGGCGCGTCGTAGTCGTGCTTCGCAAACGATATTGGAATGCTCGACTCCGTAGGTGGATACACGACAGGCGGGCTGTCGACAAAACCGCCGCGAAGGTATCCTGCAACGATAGCGGCGTGCCCAGGAGCAAGTTGCTCAGTGGGCAAGCCAAGCGGGGTGGACGGCGCCATATTCGAAGCAACCATTGCGGGTGTAATTGGCACCTTCGCAGCTACTTGAACAGCTCGCACAGCGTCCATCAACGCTATTGGCACAGTGACCGCAGTGTACGCCCCTTGAGCAGCAACACTACGTTTGAGCCCGCCAGGAGTCATAACGTCAAGCACAACGTACTCTCCAAACACGGGTCTCAACCGTTCCAAACGCCTTCCCTCAATCACGAAAGAGGTAGGGACGAAT